TCTAGAACTAATCGCTTTAACATAATCAACCCACATAATAGCTGCGGTTGTTGTATTGTTTTTAGTTCCCATCATAAGTCCTAATGCCAAATCATCAGGTAAATTAGTAGTTGCAATTGATGCGACAGGCAAAGGCTGTTTTCCAACAGGACCTAAGTATGCTTGAATCACAGCAGTATTTACATTACCATTTGATCCTTGAGGAACAATGTTAAATCCAGCAATAAATGAATTACTTGGAGTCGCTAATTGAGTAGCACTAGCTGTTTGTAATGCACCATCTTCAATTACAAAAGTAGATCCAGTATAAGGATCAACTAATGCATCACTTGAAGTAATAGTTCCATTCTTTTCACAATGAAGGTATAAACTTGTTCCAGCAGTAATAGAATCAGGATCAGAAAAGTTAGAGAAATATAATCCATCAGTAATATTTACTACTCCTGAAGTTACATCTGTATCAACAAATCCAAGAACCATTTCTGTTACTGAAACATCTTCAACTGCTACTCTAGCTTCAAAACCAGCATTCATTAGAGTGCTTAATTGAAAAGCAGTAAAAGTATTAATTTGGTTATAAGCATCATTAGTTGCATTTACTTCATCTAATTGTAACCATCCACCTACAGCATCTGCTATTGGTGCAGCGGTTTGAGTACTAGCAGTTTGGCTTAAATACCATCCTGGTGAACCTCTTCCATTATTACTTGTATTTGTTCTTGTAATGGCTGAATAAAAATCATCCATAAACGAAGTTTGGCCTAGAAAGTCATATCCCCCACCTTGTGTGTTGGTAACGGGAAATGGATCAGGCATCATTGCGTTCTTTAACGGGCTTTTATCTTTAACCACGTTAGTAACGCCATTATTAAAATGTGTTGTCATGTCAGTCTCCTTTTAATTTGACCAGTAAATACACCGTCCTCATGACGTGTATTCACCAACATTAACAATGATAGTTGTAAAACAAAAAAGGCGGTCTTGCAACCGCCTTCTTCTATCTGGGAGGATCCAGTGTAAGTTTTGTCTAACTGCCTTGAGATGCGTAAACACAACGAGGATCAGAGTAACCAAAGCTATATCTCTCACGTGCTTTGTATCTCATGTTTCCTGTATCAAAATCGCCTTCCATGCCAGTGGCAAGGGCAGCTCTTGTGAAATGTTTAAGTCCGTTAGGACAGTCGGTTTTAACGAACCATGCATCAGTATCTGTTAGATAATGGTTAACTGTGTAACCACCTGGTAGCATGCCCATATTTTTCAGAGCGTTAATATCGTTGTCAGCGGTACCGACACGAAGAGTTGAGTTCAAGACTCTGTCAACCACAAACTGAATGTTTACTGGAATAATTAATTTATTCCCTTGCATTGCAATTTTTAGTCCTCTTTCATCGATAAAACCAGCAATATCAATCATCGCCTGTTCTAATGAGGTTTCGTTAATATCTGCGTCCGTCGCAGATCTGTTAGACCAGGTTCCACCTAGTGCAGTTGGGTGAGCAGTGTTAGCTAATGTAACGCCGTCTCCACCAGTTGTTGCAAATGCTGTGTTTAATACATCAGCACCCCTAACTTGTTTAGTGTAAGCCATTGAACGTGCCAATGCCTTTGTATATCTAGCAGATAAAGTATCATATAAATTATCTTCTACAGCTTCTTCTGTTAAAGCAAATGCTAGTGCAATTGTTTCGTGAGTGTAACGTGCAGTGAAAGATTCAGAAGCGGTATCAAAACCTACTGCTGCTCCTTCTGCTTTCACGTTAGCTTGTCCGAAACCAACTAACATAACTTCTTCTTCAAAAGCTCTATCTGATGATTCATTTTCAAAAATTTCTGCTGCTTCGTTTTCGTAGCGTGCGTATTCCAAACCGAACAGGGCATTCAACCCAGGCTCTAATTCTTTCGCAAGCTGTGCTCTATTAATAGCCATATCTTACTCCTATATTCCTGATGTTGAATCCATGTAATGGAGGTTGAGTTTTACGACCGCTAATCGGCCTGCTGCTGTTTTGTCAACGGCTCCTGCTGCTGTTGAAGCTTGATCATCAAATCCTATAATTTTCAGATTTAATGCTGCTCCTGGAGCTGCAAGTGTACCAGTAGCTAATTCACCAAGTGAATAGCCGCTAGTATCAGTGCCGGTTATTGCTGTTGCAAGGTTAGCGTTTGCAAATAAATCTGCATCTGCTAACGCACCATCAGCGTTAATGACAAAGAGAGCGTGAGGGTTATCAGCGACAAATGCCGTAGCTTCTGTAGACGCCTTAACCGCTGCATAACCAGGCCAGTACGCTGACCAAGTTGGTGTTCCATCAGTTGCGATATATCGACAACCCATAAAGACACCTAACAAAGGTACAGTACCGCCATTGGCGTTACCAACAATATCAATTAAACCAGTTGCTAGAGGTATCACAGGGGAACCAGTCCAAATTAAGGACGTGGAACCAGTAGTTGCTCCATCAAAGTTTAAAGGATAGGCGTTCACGCCTTGGTTATTATAACTTGAGCCTGATCTTTCGTAAGGACGTAGACCAAAAGCCGCATTTATATTAGCCATAATATGTCTCCTTTTGACAATATGATAGAGACATTGGCCTTAACCATTAAGACTTTTTGTTTCTACCAAATTCTACCCTACTTTGCCTCTCTTTAGAGATTGGCATTGAAGGGTGCTCTTGTTTCATGAGATCATTTTCAATGGATGTTTTTTGATCGTCGGTTAAGCGCCTGAAGTAAGCGTCTCTGTCTTCTTTTACCTCAATCGGACATCGCATTAATAATAATCCTCCAACTCCGATAACACCTTTGTATTTTCCCTCTAAAATGGAGGGAAGATCTACTCTGCCTGGATATTCACTTATATTAACAAATTCATATCCTGAACGTAAACGACCCAAAATGTTTTTTTCATCTTGTTCGCCTCTGAACTCAGCACGAACCCAACGATGGTGAAAACCTTCGGGGGGATCGGGTGCTTCTAAACTTGAAGGAGGAACCCATCCTCTCTTGCGAGCTTTTATTGTTCGGGTCTCAATTTTGCGTGGGGATTTTTTTATCTTTTCAGTCATTATATTATGCCTCCTTCACGTGTTTTGCATATTCCTCTAATGGCACACCTAATTTTTTTGCTATCGCAACCTGCGAAGGCGTGAGTCTTACGGTTCGGCGTCCAGTTTTCGTCGATCGATTTGCAGAAGCAACTGCCTGGACGGGTTTCAGGTTGCTACTATTTTCCCCTATCTTACTATCTTTAAAGCGATGTGGAAACTCTTTTTTTATTCTTAAGTCAATTTCTTCGTAATATTCGTCAGAACGAGGATCAAAACCCTCTTGTTCAGTTAATTGTTGATGTAATCCATAAGCAGCATAGGTCATTATTTGATCTTCACCAAACCATGAATTTTTTTCTGCCCATTCTGTAGCACGTTTATCTGGTGGCGGCGGGCTTGAAGGATTAGAGTAATAAGATCTTCTATCTGGAGTTCCATCAGCCTTGCGAGGACCCTCGTATGAAGGATCAACAATTGGTTTAATTTTTTCTAGCCTTCTTTTTTCTCTACCTACCCTATCTTCTTCTTGAGTAAGAGCGGCAATTTCACGTTGATAGTTTACTTGACCTTCAACGTCCCCGTTAGTTATAGAATTTTTTAAATTAGTTTTAGCCGCATCAATTTGAGATTCAATGCGAGCGGATAAATCTGAAACATATAGTTTATCAGTTTCAGAAGATCTGGTTTTTAATTTAGAATTTTCTTCTTGAACTTTTTTTGCGTACTCAACAGCGGCTTGTTCACGTCGTTCAGACTCACGCATTTTTCGAGTAAGTTTGTCAATACGTTTTTTAACACCTGCGCTGTATTCCTCTAGTTCATCTTTGTTTTCGGTGGTTTCTTTAACTTCTTCTTTAACTTCTTCTTTAACTTCTTCTTTTGGTTCAGGTGGAATTTCTCTAATATTACTTTCCTCTGTTGTAACCTCTGATTCATTTACTTCTTCTTTTAAAGTTACTTCGACATCGTTACCGCTTGTATCTAATGGAACCATTTTTTCTTCAACCATAATATTCTCCTAAAATAAACTTGCTGGCAGTATATCTTTTGGATGATCAATGACTGCCAGTATTTCATCGTCATTCACTATTCTCAGTTCTCCGCCTTCAATGCGAATTCTGGATCCAGCATATTTAGTAATGAGTACCCAATCAGTTACTTTACACCAAGCTCCATTTGGAAAGCGTTCTTTATCTTTGTAAGCATCAGGTCCAACCTTTAATACACGGCAAACATTTGTAGCTATCTGTGCTTCGGCCACAGTTTCGTCAGTAAGATGTAAACCTGCTTTCGTTTTTTTCTCTAGTAATAAAGGAAATAAAACAATCCTAAAACCTGTGGGTTCTGGAACCTTTCCTATTTCTTTTTTTGTTTTGTAGGGTTTTTCGTTAATATCAATGATATTAGTTTCTGGTATCAAAATCTTGGGCTTCATCTTCATAGCGCTCCTGTTTTTTTAGCAGGTCCGTGAGTTCCTGTACTACTTCATTATAAGCATGTAACTTCCCTAAAAGATACTTATATTCTTCCAAGGTTTTTACATCCGATGTTATAACTTGATTTACTTGATCTTGTCTAGTTTTTAATATTTTTTTAAGATAATCTACAACTGTTATTATATCCATTAACCACACTCTTTCATTATCTCAGAAAGTTTACCGCAACGTTTGGGAGTCTGTTTATACCAACG